TTTGAAAGTATGAATCATCCTATTAACTTATTGTGTATTGATGAACTAGTTGACAGTGGTATGGATACTATTGGTGTAGAAAGTGCATTGGGTATTCTTAAGAAGATGGAAAGAGACAGAGGCAAGAACGTAATATTAATTTCTCATAGAGATGAGTTAGTAGGTAGAGTAGGAAGTGTACTACAGGTTGTAAAAGAAAATGGGTTTACAACATTCAATACTGAAATAGAAGTAATTGACGCATAATGATAAACTGGACTTACAAAGGTAAAGTGGTCACAGAAATTCCAACAGGCGTTGAAGGATTTGTATATCTAATTACAAATAATACAAATAATAAAAAGTATATAGGTAAGAAGTTAGCAAAGTTTAAAACAACTAAACCACCACTTAAAGGCAGAAAAAACAAAAGACGTGGAACAAAAGAGAGTGATTGGAGAGACTATTGGGGTTCTTCAGATCATTTAAATGCTGATGTTTTAAAGCTAGGTGAAGATAAGTTTACTAAAGAAATATTACATTATTGTCCTAGTAGAGGCGTTTTAAGCTATATGGAAGCAAAAGAACAGTTTGATCGTAAGGTACTAGAAACAGACAACTACTACAATGGAATCATTAATGTAAGAGTAGGAAGTTCAAAGATTCTTACGGAACACTTAAAAAAAGGTTGACAATAGACTCAACTCTTGTTATATTAACAGGAAATGGGGTTTTAAGTGTATAAACAGCTAATAATTAAAACATCATATAATTACTAGTAACAATTCCCCAATCAAATACTAAACAGACTTAAAGTCAGACAATTACCGGCACAACAATTCAATACTAATATAGGCACCAAGGCTCCGTTTGGTCGGCATACGTCGACTCACCTTGAGGTTATGCTTCGCATGATCGGATACTGGTGTTGCCAAAAAACGTCAATGCACTGATTTGACAAATCAAAAAGATCAAGCTCTCCTGACACTTGGAACTTGAGGATAGTCCGAAGTTGATAATATAGCAACGGATGTTTCTGCGTTAGTAAAGCAGTATGTAATAAGGGTACAGCGTAACCGCCCTTCCTAGGTGCTAATCTAGGTTTACTATATTATTGTGTGTGTGCTTCTCGGTGAAGACCATCATTTACATTTGGCCTGCGGAAGGCGAAGTGTGAATAAAACATCTGGTGAAGTAGCAAGTATTCTACTAATATAAATACTATTACAAATTTTTGCTTTTCTAGACAGCGATAGCTAATACATCGAGTTTGACGCAGTCAAATGAAGATGGTGATGTCGTAGACATCAATTACCTGACAAGCAATGAAAGACATAATGAACTTCGACGACTTTATTACTAAATTCCTACAATGGACTGAAGATACTATAGAAAAGCCTCGCTCTGACTTAGACGCACAACCAATATGTCCATTTGCTCGTAAAGCAAGATTAACCAAAAAAATACAATTTATTGATGCACGTGAAAAACTTGAGGCTATAGATACATTTGACAAGGAAACATTTGAGATTGGTATAGCTTGGGTTGGCGATCGTGATGATATGAAATGTGTAGAAAAATTTTGTGAAGACCGTACAAAAAAGAATCCAGGACTACTATACTTCACAAGTACAAGAAATAGTGGACAGTTTGCTAAGAATTTTACTGATTGTGTGTTTGTTCAATTACGTGGAGACATTATGAAGAAACGTAAGTATTTAAAAACTACAAATTATTATGACAACTGGCCTGCAGAATATTATAAACTAATCACTGGCGAATCAAAATAAAACTATAAGGAAAATTAATGTTAAAAATCAACAACTTAAATGTAGGTATAGAGAACAAAACAATTCTTGATGGGTTTTCATTAAACATAAATCCAGGAGAAGTACACGCACTTATGGGTCCGAACGGTTGTGGTAAAAGCACACTTTCGTATGTTCTATCAGGAAAAGCCGGGTATGATGTATCTGGAGAAGCATTTCTTAACAATGAAGACCTACTGGAGTTAACACCAGAAGAAAGAGCTCATAGAGGGTTATTTTTATCTTTTCAATACCCTACAGAAATACCAGGAGTTAATACAAGTATGTTCCTTAGAACTTGCACAAACTCTATAAGGAAAGCTAGAGGAGAGAAAGAACTTGATGCTATATCTTTCCTTAAACTCCTAAAACAGAAAGCTGGAGAATTAAAATTTGACAAAGACAAATTAAATAGACAGCTTAACGTTGGTTTTTCTGGAGGAGAG